ATGGTTTGAAAGTCAAGAATTGAAAACTGGAAATACTTTTTTAAGTGATGCCAATATGTCAAGTATTTTAAAATTTAACTTACAAGGAAATTTATTTGATGACAATGATTTTTCAAGTTGTGATAGCGGATATTGTGGAATTTAAAAAAATAAACTATGAAGTGCAAGAACTGTAAAGACCAATTTACTCCAAAAACCTTTCTGCAAAAATTTTGCATGGAAAAACCTGAGTGCGTTGAAATATTTGTAAGCGAAGTAAAGGCTAAGCAATGGAAGAAAAAGAAGGCTGAAATGAAAAAGGAGCTAATGACATTGAGCGACTATCAAAACGCCTTGCAAGTTGTTTTTAACAAATGGATTCGTAAACGTGACGAGGGATTACTTTGTATTTCATGCGGAAACATGACTGCAAAGCGTGACGCGGGACATTTATACTCAGTAGGCAACTATCCAAGCGTTAGATTTGATGAGGACAACGTACACAGCCAGTGCGTACATTGTAACCAATTTCGAGGTGGCAACATCCACGAATACAAAAGATGGTTAACGCTTCGCATAGGACAAGAAAGAATTGATGCCTTAGAGAAACGAGCGCACGAAAGCCGTAAATACTCTATTCCCGAAATTAAAGAAATGATTGAAAAATATAAAAACTTATTGAAATGATTTACGACACATCAAAGGAATTAGAAGTAAATAAGCTTTTAAGCCGTTTAGACGCATTATTGAGTAAGAAGTGCGTAATTGAGTTAAAGGAAAAGAAAAAGACTCGTACACTATCGCAAAACGCATATTTGCACGTTTGCATAACTTTATTCGCAATAGAAAGCGGAAACCATTTAGATGACGCTAAGCAACTTTTGAAACGATCATGTCACTTTATGCACACATTTGACGGGGAAAACACCAAAACTAAACGCACAAGGGATTTAGACACTAAACAGATGACTGAATTTATTGAGTGGATTAGAACGTTTGCAAGTATGCAAGGTTGCTACATACCAACGCCTGATGAATACATACAGAATAAGTTTGCAATTGATAGCGAGATAGAGAAATTTAAAGAATATTTATAAAATATTAGTTTATTAAAATAATAGTATTATATTTGCTGAAATATTTAAACGAAAAATAAAAATTATGTTAAGTAAATCAATTGAAGAAAGAGCAATAAAATTAATTCAAAACGGAGTTGAAGTTATTGAGGCTGTAAAACAAGCAATCCAAGAAGAAAATAAATTAATTGCTGAAATGTTAGAGCAAAGAACTGAAAGAAGTGTAAAAGCTAAAAAACAAATTTGTAAAAACGTTTACGGACTTATTCATTTAGTTGGGTAGTCCGTTTTTAAATTAATAATTATGAGAAAAAAATATTCATTAAAAGAAATTTCAGATTTGTCTAGAGAAATAGCAAAAGATTTACCAGATTATTTGGATGATATTTATTCAAGTGAAAAAGAACAATTTAAAATAGCTATTGAAATATTAATACAAACATTAATTGATATAGAAAACACTTAATAAAATTATGAAAGCAATAGATTATTTATTTAAAAAATTATGTAGTGAAAAGTTATCTTGGACAAAGGATTCACACGGAAAATTATTTATTGATTTAACTACAAGTGATTTTTTACAGAAAGCTAAAGAAATGGAAAAAGAACAAATTTTTAATGCTAGAAAAGATGTAATTAAATCAATTAATAAAGGAGAGGTTATAAATCATTTAGAATATTATAATAAAATTTAAACGAAATGAAGAACGACAGAAACGCTGGAAGAAAGAAAGTAAAAGATGCGGTTATGGTGCAAGCCAAAGTAACTGCCAAATACGCTGACGAATACAAAAAGTTAGCGGAGAATTATCGAGAGTACGAAACTAAAAAATCAAAGTGATGCAAAATGAATTATTAATAGCAACGGTAGTGGTAATGTTAACGATATTATTTGGTTCGATTATCATATCCGAAAACATTAGACCAAAGTACGAAATTAAATATTTACGTGGTTGGTGGGTAATTAGAGATGTAAAGACTAAAACGCATTTAAGACGTTTTAGTACAAATGAAGAGGCGATAGAGTGGTATAACGAAAATTGTATTTGAGATGAAAAAAGGTAGTTACTGGTTCAGCTTCTTAAGCGAAAAAGAACAAAAGGAATTTAGGGAAAATGTGAAAAATCAGGGAGTTGATTTCTCAGAGTTAATGAATGACGAATATAGATTGTTTGAGTATTTTATTACACTTGCATTTTGGCACGATGAAACACCGCAAGGACATGACTATTGGATGGAAATTTGTAAACGTGATGTACAATGATTAGCATAGCACAATTACAGTCTTTGGAGTTTGAATATGAAGAAATGTTAGATACATGGTTCTTTAAAGATATTTTAATATATTTTGTTGACGGTGAAATGGTAGTTGATTTAAACACTTTCCAATTGTACGGAATAAGAGATGTAAGAGATTTACGCAAATTAATTGAGTTAGTTTATGGAAGCTGAAAAAAAAGCGAGGGAGTTAGTAGATAAAATGTTAGCTGTTTATGATATTGATAATATAGCGATTGACTGTGCTATAATTGCAGTTGATGAATTAATATCTCACTCAAGAATTACAGCAATGATTTTTGACTTATCTTTTGATGAATCAACATGCTATTGGAATAAAGTTAAAAAAGAAATCGAAAAGTTATGAGATACGTTGCATTAGTTATTTTGATGATATTTATAACTTCATTAGTTATGAGAAAAGCAAACAAAAGAGAGCGTGATTTTATAGAATACCTATTTTTTTCTTTTAGTCTTTATTTTGCAGTTTCTATTTTAATTATAATTATTTGTCTTTTTATAAAATATTGGTAATGAGAAAATTTAACAGAAACGAACCGCTTGGTAAAAACTTTGAGCGTGTTATCTTTGGAGTTGCAATAGTGGTTATTATTGCGATAGTTGCTAAATGTAGTGGCGTGATGCCTGATTAGAAAATAAATTGTAAATTTGAATATGATTTTATCTATAAAAGTATTCTTAATAGCGTGGTTTATTACGCATTTTGAACCAATCCGTGACAGATTGGAACGCTTATACTTAATCAAGCGACTAGAGAAAGTAATCGACATTGTGACGTGTTTTAAATGCTTATCATTTTGGAGTGTTTTAATTGTTACGTGGAATGTTTATTATGCTATCTTTGCATCGTTAATAGCTTATTTATATGATTCTATCACAGAGCGAGATTGATACTTGGCAGACGCACCCAAGTGATTCAAAAAAGGATATGTTGACTTGTCAGCGTATCTTTTTGGCGTATAATAGCGACGCTGAATATTACTGTATGTGTAGTAAGACAAAGCGAAAAATTAAGCGTGTTCAGTTCAATGAATGGTATGCAAAAGTCACAAATTGATAACTACGTAAATGAAAATTATCAGTTACTTTTAAAAGTTTCTAGCGACTTTGTGCGACGAAAAAAAAGAAATTTTGATCCTGAGATTGTAATATCAGAAGCGTATATCCACGTTCTAAAATGCAAAGATAAAATTGAAACAGTCGGACAACTGCAATCGTATTTTTTCAGCAAGATAAACTTAGAAATTAGCAAGCAAAACAGCGTAACGAATTACCAGTTTAAAGAAAGACATTCGGAGTTGATAGGTATCGAAAGACAAGAAGAAAACAATATCCTATTAGAGATAGAGCACGACATCAAACGAAACAGTCAAAAAGCACAAATCGAAGCGTATAGGTTAAATTTGAAATGTAGTATAAAAAAGATTATCTTTGAAGCGTATTTTGAAAAGAGATACAGAACAGTAAGGGATTTCGCTAAATACTTCAATCTAAGCAAGCAAACAGCGAATGATTTAATAAATGAAATGAAACAAGAAATCAGAAATTATGGCAAAATTTAAAGAAGAATTTGAGAATTGTATAGTTACAGTAAATTCAAGAGCGATTGGAAAAATCCAAATTAACACTGCAGAAGTTAATCCTAATCATTGGGCAAACATCAAAGAATTTGCATTTATGTTTGAGGAGGAAAAAGATGTTTTCATTGAAGAGGAAATAGAACCAGCACCAATTGAAAATAACAACGGTTTAATTGCTGACAGTTATTCAGATTTCACATTGAACGAATTAAGAGAACGTTTCCCAAATATCAAAGCGACAAGTAAGAAATCGTTTATTGAACAAATACCAGCGTAATGGAAATTCAAAAGGCTAAGATTTCAGAAATTAACCTGAATCCAAACAACCCACGTTTGATTAAAGATGATAAGTTTACTAAATTAGTACAGTCAATCAAAGACTTTCCTGAAATGTTAGACATTCGACCTATTGTGGTTAATTCTGACATGGTTATATTGGGCGGTAACATGCGATTTAAAGCGTGCAAAGAAGCTGGATTAAAAGAAGTACCGATTATTGTTGCTGATAACCTTACAGAAGAACAACAAAGGGAATTTTTGATAAAAGATAATACTAGCGGTGGCGAGTGGGATTTTGAAATGTTAGCGAATGAATGGGATATTGAACAGTTAGATGCTTGGGGTTTGGATGTAGGTGGATTTGATTTAGATAGCGATGAATTAGGTACGGATTTTAGTTTGCCAGACGGAGATAAAGCACCTTTTCAGCAAATGACTTTTACTTTAGCAGATGAACAAGCGGAGCAAATAAAAAACGCAATAGCAGATATTAAAGAAACAGATGAGTATAAGTATGCCGAAACAATGGGCAATGAAAACTCAAATGGCAACGCACTTTATTTAATTATAATGCAATGGGCAGAGCAAAGGAAATAATCGTTAAAGTAATACCAAGTAAAATTGCAAATGAGTTTGTAAAGAAACACCATTATAGTGGTAAGGTAGTACCAAATAGTGCTTTGCATTTTGGTTGTTTTTTAGATGATAAATTACATGGTGTGATGAGTTACGGAAGTCCAACAAGTAAAGAAAGAGTTATTGGTCTTGTGCAGCCCTGCAAATGGAATGAAATGTTAGAACTTAACAGAATGGCTTTTGATGATTATTTACCTAAGTATTCAGAAAGTAGATGTATTGCAATTAGTATTAAGTTGATTAAAAAAAACGCATCACATATAAAATGGATATTAAGTTTTAGTGATGGTACACAATGCGGTGATGGTACAATTTACAGAGCAAGTGGTTTTGTATTAACCGCAATAAAGGATAATAAAGGTATTGTTAAAGATTTAAAAACAGGCGAGTGTTTTCATAAAGGTTTAAGCATAGCACACAATCCAAATAAAAAGGAATATTTTAAAAGTTTAGAAACTTTAGTAGGCAACCAATTAAGATACATTTACCTAATCGACAAAACTTGCAAAATAACCGTTCCAATTTTACCATTTAGCAAAATAGATGAATTAGGAGCTGGAATGTATAAAGGAGAAAAAATAACAATAGCAGAACGAAAAGAAAATAATTAGTATATTTACAAATCAATATATGCGTGGTTAGCTTAAATAAAAAGCGTTAAGCATTCCAGTTTAAAGATGGGGTTTACAACCACCACCACGCTCAAAGCCTAAAAATTATGGCATACGATAAAAAAAAGATATTCGACCAAGCAAAGGAAATGATAGTTAAACACAAACTATTTTTCATTGAGGATATTGTGGCTTTTATTCCAATTTCAAAGCCTACATTTTACGAATACTTTCCAATAGAATCTAACGAAGTTAACGAGCTAAAAGAATTGTTACATTTAAACCGTACTGAACTAAAAGTATCAATGCGTTCTAAATGGTATAAGTCAAACGCTCCAGCACTTCAAATGGCTTTGATGAAATTGATAGCAAATGAAGATGAATTAAGAAAATTATCTATAAGTTACATTGATAGCGAAGTAAACGATAAACGAGAACCTAGAGTCTTTAAAATCGATTAGTATGGCTTTTGAGGTTACCACAGCACTTAGGAAAATGTTAGCCTTAAAACAGCCTATTAAGATTATTCAAGGCTCTACGAGTAGCGGTAAGACTTTTGGTATAGTTCCAATACTTTACGACAAAGCGCTAGAAACACCACGAATAAGAATCACAATAGTAGCCGAAACTTTAACCGCAGTTAAAGAGGGTGCGCTGGATATTTTTATTAATTTCCTAATTGACGAGGGGCGATGGAATGACACAAGTTGGAACGCGTCAAGTTTAATCTACACGCTAAGCAACGGTTCTAAAATACAATTCAAATCATTCGATACAGTCGGAAAAGCTAAAGCAAGTGGTAAGCGCCAAATATTATTTTTAAATGAAGCGAATCATATTAACTATGAAATAGCGGACGCCTTAATGATTAGGAGCGAAGAGGTTTGGATGGACTTCAACGCTGACATGGAATTTTGGGCGCACACCGAAATATTGCCACAGAAAGAAGTTGACTTCATAAAACTTACCTACCTAGATAACGAGGCGATACCGCAAAGGATATTTAAAGATTTAATGCTGCGTAAAGCCAAAGCGGAGAAAGAAGAGAAAAGCGGAAACAAGGGTTATTGGTGGAACTGGTGGCAAGTGTACGGCTTAGGGGAAATCGGACAACTGCAAGAATCTATCTTTGAGGTTTGGGAACAAGTGGATAAAAAGCCTGAGCGCTTTCAACAATATTGCTATGGATTGGATTTTGGTTTTGTACACCCTACGGCACTATGCCGTGTTTGGTATTTTGAAGATGAAATATTTGTTGAAGAGATTATTTACCGTGAGGGGTTAACAAGTGGGCAACTCGTTAGCTTAATGCAGTCCAAAGGCATTGAGAATAGCATTGAGATAATTGCAGACTACGCCAGGCCTGAAATGATACAAGACATACGCAACGCTGGTTACTATGTTTTGAACGCCAACAAGAACGTTAAAAGCGGACTCGATAAACTTAAGCAAAAGAAAGTATTTGTACATTCTGATAGTTCAAACATCATTCGAGAGAATAAGAAATACAGATACAGAAAAATTAACGGGGTGCAAACAGAAGAACCGCTCAAACTGTTTGACGATGCGATGGATGCGATTAGATACGCTAATTTGTGGGTGGATAGTTATTCAAGTACCGATATTGGCGAATCATTCTCAATGGACATGTAAGAATAAAATCCTATTTTAAGTATGGCAATAACGATTGAAAGTACAAATCAAAGCACACTAAGCGCAGGCTACAATCCTTTGCGTTGGTATTTGAGTAGTACAAACGTAAACGAGAAAGCATTTAGATACATTGTCGAAGTGTACAACGCTGACGGATCAGGAGATAAACTATTTGAAAAGAAATACGCACCTAGACCAGTTGACGGGTGGGCAGAAGTAGATATTTCTAGAGATGTACAAAATTTCCTTAGCGCTCATAATCCTTTTCAAAACTCCGATGCTCAAAATGCTTTGGAACATTATTTGAAGTTTGACATTCGCTTCGGAGAGGAGTACATTGTAGCGTGGGATTTTGACGACTATATTTTTGATAGCGGATTGACTGGTTTCAATCAAACGCCAAACGTAACGCCTCACCCGTTTATCGTTGGTGACCAAGTAAGAGTAGAACTTAATACTACTTACAATGATTTTAGGGATGCTTTAAACGGTTTGTTTACGGTTACAATAGAGCCTGACAATTATACGGTGGTAACTCAATTGCCGTGGATTGGTTCGGGCGGTGCAACACCGGGGAAAATGTACTACGCTGATAATCGTAAATCTCGTTTCCTAAATCTTACACGACAAACGAAATTATCTACTGCAAATATTGCTATACCACTAAAAGATATGAATTCTTTCACTGGTGCGCAATTTGTTTTAGGTACTCCAGTTGTTGGAGAGTTTTTAACCAATATGCCACGAATCGTTAAACAAAACCCAAATCAAGATAATTGGCTTGCGTTTTTCAATAACTACATTTCAAGAACTTTACGTATCACTTTTGAGAATGACTTAGGAGATATTGCATACCGTTCAATAACTGCAACAACAGCGCAAGGGATTATTCAAGTCGCTAGCGGTTTAGGTAATCAAGGAACTTTGACAATCGATTCAGGGACTTTGCCAATCGTAAAAGACAATGCTAAAATCGTAAACGTTTATTTGACTAATACAAGTGGAACACCGTTAAGCGAAGTTATCACATACCAAATTGATAGACGTTGCAATATTGAGGACTACGAAATAGTTTTCATGGATAGACTAGGAACGTTCGCCAACTTCGCTATGCAATTACGTGCGTATGAAAAAGGTCAAGTAAACCGATTGACTTACAATAAACAATTTGGAAACGTTTACGCTGGACTTGTGACGTTCAACACTTGGGAAAGTGGCACGACTACTTACCACGTTGATAACACCAAAGAATTAACTTTAAACACAAATTATTTAACCGATGCTGAAAGCGTTTACTTTGAGCAATTAATGACAAGTGGGTATGTGTTTTTAAAAGTTGGTAACGATTATTTCGCGTGTCAAGTGACTGAAAGCGGTTACGATGTTGAACGATCTAAAAACGGGAACTTAATCCGTAAAACTATTAACGTACGTTACGCTGTACAAAATCCGATTAACGCATGACGGTAACTAGAATCAGATTAATAGGCGATTACTTTAATGTAGGTATAAACGATTATTTAGAGGTTGCAGAAAACGTTGTAGTGCCTTTGAATTTTGGAGTGTCAGACGTTAGGGACTTGACAAGTAAAACGGGTTCTTTCAGTAAGTCGATTAAAATTGTAGGAACGAAACATAACAACCTTGTCTTTGATAATATCTTTGATGTAAACGCTGTAACCTTAGAATTTAATATCAACACCAAACAAGCGTGTTTAATTGAGCAAGACGGTGAGATAGTATTGGACAATGCAATTATTCAGCTTATCGACGTAGAAAAGATTTCGACTGGCATGGGTAACGATGAGCAGATAATGTACACAGTCACGGTTAAAGATACCGTTTCAGAGTTGTTTACCGACATAGGTAGTAAGCTATTAACCGATTTAGATTTTAGCGACTTAAATCACACATATCAAGCGAGTGACGTAATTGCAAGTTTTGACCATGTTAAAGAAGACGGTTATAAATATGTTTTGCCGATTACTGACGATGCGCAGTACAACCTTACGGAAATGAAACCCGCAGTTTATGTTTGGCAGTACTTAAACCGTATCTTTTCAAACGCTGGTTATTCGTATCAGTTAGACGAAATGGTTAGTATTGGCATTGATAAAATGTTAATTCCTTACAACGGCGGTAAATCAAAAATTAGTACAACTGTTCAAGATGAATCACAGGTAATAGCTGAGGACAATTCAGAGCAATATTTGACGTATAATAACCAACCAACGTTTTGGAAAAAAATAGATGTTAATACAGAAATTTCAGACCCAAATGGATATTATAATCCAACGCTTTCACAATATACAAGTGCGTTTTTTATTAGTCCACCTAATAATTTAGAATATCAAATTGAGGTTAATCATAGTTTATTTGTTGAAAATTTAGAAAGTGTAAACATAAGAGTAGAGGCACCATCACAGCAATTAACAACGCGCCCTTTATTTAGAGTTTTAAACCAAGCAAACGTTAATACGGGTGATGCATTTGGATTTTATAATAATGTTTCAAGTGGCTTTACTGTAAACTCAGACGGCGCATCTGTTATTCCAGATACTTATGTTTTTAGCCCTGGAGAAACTTTGATTTCAAGTGGTACAAATATTATAAATGTTTCAACTTCAAATATTAATTTTAATGATGTTTTAAGATTAGGTGCTTTACCACAAACAAATACAATACCGTCTTTTGTTATTATCGGAGGCGGCGGTGGTAGTGCAAACACTAATTTTTCAATGGTAATAAATTACATTAAAATTAGAATTGTACCAAGTGGCGAAAGTTTATCGTTTGGGCTTCCCGTAGTAATGAATGATTTTATTCCCGCTAACATTAAACAAAGCGACTTTCTAAAATCTATTTTCACGTTGTTCAATCTGTTTGTAATTCCTAATATCGACAACCCAAAAGATATTATCTTAATGACTAGGGATAAGTATTACGATAGCGGAAACGTAAAGGATTTCACAAACAAACTTTGTAAGGAGTTACCGCATACTTTGACATTCTTACCCGAATTAACTGCGAAGAAATTAACACTAACCTATGCAACCGACACCGATGCGTTAAATGTTGGTTATCTTAAAAACGTGAACGAGGTTTATGGTCAGGTTCAATACACATTCGACAACGAGTATATCAAAAACGAGGTAAAGAAAGATGTTATTTTTGGCGCTTCTCCTTTCTTATCTACTCCGTTCGGTGCAACTGTATTCGGAGTGAATGGTAGCGAGCCTAAAACACTACCAAGAATAGTTTTCGATGGTGGCAAATATCCATGCGGTTACTATCAAATCAATGATACACCAACGCAATGGATAAGCGTAAATGAATATCCGTTTGTTGGTCACTTCGATGCACCGGTAAACGCAAACAAAGATTTAAACTTTGGTACGTGTGATTACTACTTTGACAATAACTACGGGGTTATTCCTTACAATAACTTAGGGAATACTTATTGGAGGCGAACGGTTGCCCAAATCAATAGCGGTAAACTTTACACCGTTATGTTGAACGTTAATTCATTCGACATAGCAAACCTAAGGTTAAACGATAAAATATATTTAGATCGTTCCTATTGGGTAATAAACAAAGTTATTGACTACGATGCAAACAGCAACGCCCCGACAAAGTTCGAGTTGCTTAGTGTTGACCAAGAAGTAACACTACCAAAGTTTAGAATACCTAAACCAACTAAACCTAGCAAAAATGATGCTGGCATTAAAGTTCCAATAAAGGATATTATTAAAAAACGTTACGATTCTTTGACTAGCGATAGTTCAAGCGGTGACGTTATTGTATTAGGAAAAGGAAACCAAATACTAGGAACGGTTAAAAATGCAATTATAATCGGAGATAATAAGGTAGTTCAAAAAGACGGTCTTTATACCGATAATCTTTTTGTAGGAAACAAAGAAATACTTTCCCCTAAATTTCTATTCAAGGCGTTAGTTACTCAAATAGGTACTGCAAACCCTACAATGAATATTGCAGTTGACCAATTTGGTTTAACAATTGCAAGAACAGGAATAGGCACGTATCAACTTACTTCGCCAAACGCTGTATTTTTAGGTCAAGTCATTTGCCTTGCTCAATACTCAAAATTAACATTAGGTTTGATTTCGATAGGTAGAATAGATAACTTTACCGTAGAAATAAAAACAATAAACGCATTAGGGGCGGTAACAGATGCGCTACTAGATAACACTACTATAATAATCGAATCATGGCAGACAAAGTAATAGACGTTGAAATAAGAACAAACACCACGGGGATTAAATCGCTTCGTCAGGAATTACGTGAAACAACTATTGCTTTACAACAAGCAACAGACCCAGCATTGATTGAACGCTTACAACAAAAAGCGGGTGAGTTAAAAGACACAATGCAAGATGTTAACGCAACTATTGAAGCGACTGCGGGTAGTGCAACTGAAAACCTAGCCAAAGGATTAGGAAAAGCGACAAGCGTAGGAATAGCGGGTTTTCAAGGTTTGATTTCTGCGCAAGCTTTATTTGGTGACGAATCAAAAGCGGTTACAGAAACGTTGGTAAAACTCCAAGCGTTGGCGGGTTTAAGTGATGCGTTAAATTCGTTGGGTGCGTTAGGTGATACAATGACCGAAATAAAAGCTTCATTTATTGCAGCCGCTTCAAAGTTGGGATTACTTACCACAGCCAAAGAGGTTGACATCGTAGTTACCGAGGGGCAAATTGTAGCTACCGAGGGCGCAACAGTTGCCACGAATGTATTAGGTAAGACAATGAACGCTTTGCCTATTATCGCTATTATTGCGGGGCTTACTGCGGTGGTGGGTGCTATTGCTTATTTCGCTAGCCAAACAGAAGAAGCAACGATAACACAAGAAGATTTAAACGAAACAACCAAAGCAACGGCAGACGCATTTTCCAAAGCAAAGCAAAATGTTGATGAAGTTGGATTGGCATTTGAAAACGCAAGCAAAGGAGTAGGAAGTAAAAAGAAAGCGTTAGAATTATACAACCAAAAATTTGGGGACACGTTAGGAATAGCGAAAGACTACAATCAAGCGGAAGCGATATTCACAAAGAACGCGGACACTTACATTAAGGTTTCAGCATTAAGAGCGAAAGCAGATGCGTTTAGAGCATTGTCAGCGAAAGCCAGTGCAGATGCTTTTGTAGCAAGTCAGGAGGTAGAACTTGAAGCGTTACAAGTTGCGGAGTTTGCTAAAACAGCAATTTTAAAAGGCGAAAAAACAGCCGTTGCAGAATTACGTGCGCAAATGATAATGAATCGTAAGGAAGCGCAACAAGAAGCCGACAAAAGAATACAAGCCTTAGATGAAGAAGCGAATAAATTTGCAACCCAAGCGACAAAATTAGAGGGTACACTTGTAACTATTAAACAAGAATCGGAGGTTAAGAAAAAAGAGATTGATAAAATTTCTGAAAGCGAAAAGAAAAAGAACTTAGAGGATTTTTATAATTCTTTGGTAAACATCAATGCAAAAGAAGTTAAACTTTATGAGGCGAAAATTGCAGAAATAAAAAGAATCGATGCAAATAAACTAGCAAGTGATATTGACGAAGCTGAAAAAGCATTAATCAATAGAACCCAAGTTTTAGATCGTATCAGTATTTTACAAGCTGAATTTGATGCTAACGAAAAAGCAATAGCAGACGCACGTATTCAACAAATAAAAGATAATCTAGCAATTGAATTAGATGCAATTGGAGCAAACGAAAACGCAAAGGTAGAAGCGAAATTAAAAGCGGATATTGAGATAGCCAAAATTCAAGAAGCGGAAGCGACAAGGGAACGAGAACTACAGAATACCAAACTACAAATGGCTAGTGATGCGATAGGTGCTTTAGCTAGTCTTATCGATGCGACAAGTAAGAAAGATGAAAAGAGCCAAAAGAAAGCGTTTCAAATAAATAAAACCGCTTCAATTGGTCAAGCGTTAATATCAACTTATTTAGCCGTCAACTCCGCTTTAGCTTCACCGGCAAACAACTTGTTTCCGGGACAAGCACAAATATCAGCGGGTATTGCATTGGCGGGCGGTTTGGCAAACGTGGCGAAAATTTCACGTACTCAATTTGGTAGCACGGGCGGTGGCGGTGGTAACGCACCTAGCGCACCAACCCCGAATTCAAGTCAACAACAACCTAGCGCAACACCATCGTTTAATTTATACGGTAGTGGTGGCACAGCAAACAATCAAAATGCTAGCGGGGCAAATGGTGGGAACGGTCAAAACATTACGGTTACTGCAGTTGTAAGTGAAACGGATATGACAAATACACAAAACCGTGTTAACTCTATGAAATCAAGCGCATCACTATGACAAGCAAGGCAAAGTTTAATAGCCAATTGGGGGCGTGTACGCGTACTGTAAATGCTGAAATCAAAAAGACAATTGTTCAGGTTAAAGCGGTGCGTACTGGTCGAATGAAAAACACCACTAAGGTAAAGATTGACTTTGATTTTAATACTGAGGTTTTCACAATTAAAGGCTTAAAGACAACTTTTTATTTTAAATTTGTGGACTTGGGAACGATTTATATCAAGCCTAGAAACATTACGCAAAAGACATTAGCAAAAGACAACGTTCAAAAAGCGTTTAATAAACTTTACGATGTGTGGATAGACTACCAAATAGATAGAGAGTTTGAAGTAATAAAACCGAAGTATGGCATTTAGAACACCCCGAGATATTGACCGTAGATACACACGTAAATTCAAAGAGATAATCTTAAATGCCCCTTTGATTGATACTCGTGCACTTTACAAATCCATTGATGTAACCGCTGAAATAGATTACAACTTTGGAACGTTTATGTCAAGCGATTACACATTCACTGTTAAGATTTACGCAGAGCCGTATTTATGCTATCATATTATCCCTATGCAATTATTATCATGGTTCAAGAACTCACGGTCATTTGATAATACAACGCAACGTTATAGGCAGTATTTCAGAGCCTACCTACAAAATGAATATCCGTTATTAAGGTTTGACAATGTTACTTTGGAACTAGCGAATATTATAATCGTTAACCAACCCGAGGGTGGCGGTAACTACAATTTCTTTTTAGAGGGCTGATTCTTTGTTTCAAGTGAAAGCCAATTGAGTACCATAATGTGAGGTAAGTTTGTAACTTCATTTGCTTTTGTTATGTCGCCTTTTGATAATTGATAGATAATGTTTAGCCAATTTTCAGTAGTGCTTTTTTTCTCTTTGACTTCCTTTTCTTCGTCGTCTTCGTCTTCTTCGTTATCCTCAAATAATCCTTTGTAGGTATCTAGAATCTGTAAGCGATATTTGATGTAATTCTCTAGCGTGGCGTAATGGTTAGTTATAGGTTCACTTAATATCTTTTCACATTCAAAGGTTAGTATTTCGTAACCTTTAATCGTTGCGCAAATCTTATCGATATTCTCAATAGGTGGCTTTTCAGTGCAGTAATTTTCTAAGTCAATGAAATTACCAAAGGTTAAATTTTTAAAGTTTGATTTTGTGTTGACGGGTGGCAAGGTATTAATCCAATCGTATTCAGTCAGGATATCATTCAATTCATCTTCATACGAATCAAAATAATCATTGTCAGTAATAATGGAAATCTTTTCCAAAAACAATTCCAAAGGAGTTAAATCTTGTGAATCTAACTCCTTTATTTCAATGTATTGCGCAACTGTTACGTTATCCCAATTAGACAAGGTCAAAGATATTTTTTGAAATTAAATTTATGTAAGGAATAGCGAAGTCAGCTTTGACATGATCCTCAAACAATTTTGCTTTGAGTTCCAAATGTAAGTTTTCGTAATGCTCGTTATTGGTCAAGTCCTCACGTTTGAAAATCAATGCTAGAATGTAGCTTACTAAGTTGCCTGTTTCTTTGCCTTGCGCTATTTTGATTCTATTCTTTTGAATTTCCTTTTCCAAACAAATCAATTCCTTTGCTTTAAACTTAAATTCTTTTCCCTCAAAAGCTACATATTTATACCCTTTCATTTCAATCTCGCTTTGAAGCTGGATATTTTTAGCTTTAAACACATTGAAGTTTTTGATTAAATCAACCATTGCGTTAGCATCCATATCATTGTCAGGTAAACCGAGCACCTTAAAAATAGCTTCAAACTTTTCAGTGAGTACCAAGTCGGGGAACGACATGATATTTACAATTTTATTTAATTCGTGTAAGTCAATTTCGCTCGCTTCGTTGCGAAGTTCAAACGTTTCGTTGTCTAATTTCAGATTAATCATAATTTACATTTTAGGACAAAGATAAGAAATTACCTATTATCGACATGTTACCAGTCTATAATCTTTCAATTGATGAATGTGACGCTGAAAATGGCGAGTATTTAGGCGTGCTAGAAATTGCCAATACTGCAAATCCTGCGATAATGATTAAGGGTATAGCATTGAGCGACATCAAGCAGATGATTTTCAAAGACGACTTGAAATATAGGATAGCAAGTCCCGTACTTATTCCCTCAAAGATTTATAGACGTGATGAAACAACAGGAGAAGAATACTATGTTAACGTAACTCCTGAAATCGTTGAACAAATGTTTGTTAAATTCCAAAAGGATAGAAGCGGTAAAGACGTTTTTAACGATGAACACGACGAAGCAAAAAGAGTGCCTAGCTATATTTTAGAAACATGGTTAGTTGAAACGCCAAAGACTGATAAATCATTAATCACTTACGGTATTGAATGCCCTGAAAAGACATGGTTTGCAGTTCAACAGTTCACAGACAAACAAGCATACTTTGATTGTGTGGATAGTGGTAAGATTGGATTTTCTATTCACGGTGAAAGTGCATTGAAGTTCACAAAACAAGAAATTATTAAACCAATAAATATGAGCAAAAAGAGAAAGTTTGTCGCTCAATTCACGGAAGCAGTCGGAACGGATAGTGGTGAAGTAATCGTTACAGCAGATGCACTTGAAGTAGGTGCAGAGGTTTCTGTATTAGATGCTGAATTTACTCCAATCGAGAACTTTAGTGGAGATGTGACAATCGACGACGCTCCTGTAGTTATTACCGATAATGTTATTACGTCAATGGGTGCTGAAGAAATGGAAATGGCAACCGAAGAAGTGGCAATAGAAGAAGTAGAAATGGCAGTTGAAGAAGTTGTCGAAGAAGTTGAAATGGCAGAAGAAACGCCAGCAGTCGAAACCTACACTAAGGCAGAAGTCGATGCAAAATTTGATGAGATTTATTCAATGATTGCAGAGCTAAAAGTCGCAGACGTGGCAACAGTCGAAGAAGTAGAAATGAAACAAGAGAAAACGCCAGAACAATTGAGAATGGCAAAAATAGAACAATTATCAAAATTTTTAAACAAAAAATAACATGAGCAGAAAAGTACATTTTGCAATGGACGTAACAAACAACGCGTTATTGCAAGTTAACCCAAAAGAATTTTACACGAAAGCGTTATTGTCTAACCGTTCAAGCGCACAATTTCGTCAATTACTTGGAATCAAAGAATCAACTAAAATCGCTTCTTTAGATTTCGGTACACTATTAACCGAGGCTGATTGTGATTTCGTTGCGAACGATTCTACATTGTCAGCAAAAACAATGGACGTTTGTAAAATCGCTTTGAATACGGAAGTTTGTCAATTCGAAATTGAGCAATCATTCTTAGCTGATTGGATGAACAAAGGTTCAAACGGTGATTTTATGCCAGCTGATTTCGCTACGCATTTCTACGATCAATTAGGCAGAACAGTTGCAGACCAATTGGAATACCTTACATGGCAAGGTGACACAGAGGGAGAAACTGACACTTACTTAGACCTTTGTGATGGTTTGGAAAAACAATTGTCAGGTGCTACAATTCCAACAGCTCAAAAAATCGCTGGTACGAATATCACGTCTACAAACGTAATTGCTCAAATGACTTTGGTTTACAATCAAATTCCAAAAGCATTGAGAAACCGTAAATCAGAAGTTAAATGGTTTATCGCTTCTAACGTTGCTGATGCTTACCGTTTGGCAGTTGCTACACAGTCAGCTGAAGCATACACTACTAAAGATGCTCCATTAACTTTCTTGGGTTATGAGTTGACAATTGGAGAGGGAATGACTGATTCAACAATGACTTTGTCTTTACAGTCTAACTACATTTTCTTAGCGGATTTGGTTTCAGACCCAAGCGACATTACTACAATCAACATGAAAGAAACAACTGGAGATAGAAAAATCCGTGTTATTTCTGACTTCAAGGTAGGTTTCAACTACTTGAACGATGCTGAATGGGTAACTTACAAAATCGCCTAACATTAACGAGGGGGTTTAATTACCCCCTTTTTATTCACATTTAAAAATACATACTATGGCTTGCGAAGCATTAGAGGGAATTGAATTAGGTTGTGAAAGAAATAGCGGTGGACTTCATCAAATTTTGGTGGGTGACATGGCAGACATTTCTGCGCAAACCGTTTCACTTCCTACATGGAAAATCACAGCGATGACAGTAGACAACGAGCCTATTGAAATTGCCGTAAAAAGAAAAACATCAAACTATGTAGAGGACGAACAAAACGATTTCGTAAACGGGTCGGTTGTTGTTACCGCTACAATCACAGCAATGTTGCACAGACGTGATGCTGATAAATCTCGCAAATTGAATATTTTAGGAGCGGGTCAAAGATACCTTTATTCAATCTGTAAAGATGCGAACGGGTTATATTGGTTCTTCCCAAATGTACAACTTCAATCAGTTGGTGAGGGGTCAGGTCAAGAGCGTGCAGACGGTTCAAAATATTCCGTTGTATTGGTTGGAGAGAATGACCAACTTGCATACGAAATTGAGAGCGCAGTTGTTGCTGGATTATTCTAAAAATTAACTACTACTAATAAATTAAGGTTGTTCAATTTGGACAGCCTTTTTTTGTGTCCTATTATTTACATGATTTATTTAGAAAAGAATATTTCCACAAACATAGCATTGACTTTAAAAGAAAGTTCTTTGTTATCCGTGCCTTATTACTTATTCCATTTTGTTAACGAGATAAACAAAAGCGAAACGTTTGTAAACTTTGAGGACATAAGCGGTTACCCGGAACGATACAATTTATTTACAATGCAATTAGATTACGTTAAAGGGCAATATACCTACACAGTCTATGAAAGTATATTACCAGACCCTGAAACAATAGCAGAAACAACGGGTCACATTGTTGAAACGGGTATCATGATAATTCACTCCGATGAGGATGCAAACACAAATATTTATTTATGAAAATACTAGGCATAAATTTTAGCAGAAATTCAGTCGTAAGGACGGAGCAACAAGCATACAGTACACCGTTTGGGCAAATTGGCGACGGTAACTTATCGTTACCTTTTATTCAATCTCAGGTCCACAAAGCGGGCGTTATTTACTTTGGTCAAGATAACTTATTCCCAAGTGTGCTAGATCAAATGTATTATACTTCGCCTATTCACGGGGCGGTTATCGATTTCACAGTAATGGCGGTTATCGGTGGTGGTTTTACAGTTGATGGATTGAGCGACGGAAAAGACAAGGTAGCGTTTGGCGTTTGGTCACGAATGAATAAAGTCGATAGAAATCTAGAAACAGTCGCACGAGATTATAAGATGCACGCACGTGTACATTTTCTTTTGAAGTATTCAGATAGCGGAAAGTTCCTTTGTATGGAAAGATTACAACCCGCTTCTATTCGTTATCGCTTTGACGGCAACTATGAATTTTCTAGTGATTGGTCAACTGGTAAAGAGCGCAGATTTTTAGAAGCATACCACCCCGCTAAGGTTGGAAAGTATAAAGAAATGCTTTACACATTTGGCGAAGTTGGCGCGGGACAAGACATCTATCCAATACCTACTTATTCAAGTGCTTTGAATTGGTGTTATTTGGATGGCGAACAAAGTTACTTTCACAAATCAAACCTACAAAACTCTATTTTTCCTAGCCTTATTATTAGACGCCCTAAGCGATTCGGTTCTAAGAAAGAGGTCGAAGATTTCAAAGATGGTTTGATGAATAACAAAGGCGCAAAAAACGCTGGTAAAGTATTCGTTTTAACTGGTGACGGAATGGAAAATACTCCTGAAGTAGTTACACCAAGCGCACAAAACAATGATAAGTTATTTGAGGGTACAAGTAAAGAGTTGAAAGATAATATTTGCTTTGCTCACAAAATTAATCCGTCCATTATGGGCGTGAAAGTTGCGGGTTCTTTGGGTAATGCTCAAGAGCTTGAAATGAGTTACGCTATTTTTGAGAAAAACGTAGTATTTCCTATGCGTAGACAGTTGACTTTTATGTACAACGAATTGATGCAAATTGCAAACATTGACGGCACATTTACAATTCAAGACTTTAAAATAATTGAGGGTCAAGTTATCGATACTCCAAACACTCCGACAATATGATTTACTTTGTAACAGAAAATTACCTAAAACAAAAGACACCGATAACACAAAATGTTAGTGCCACCGATGTGATGCCGTTTATCGAGCCGTCCGCAAGCGGTTGGATGCAGTCGATACTAGGTACTTACTTTTTCAATCATTTATTGACGGCTTATAACGCACAAACATTAACGAGTGACGAAGAAATATTAGTCGGTAAAATACAGCCCGCAATAGCGTGGCGTGCAACAGTTGACTGTGTGTTAGGTTTGACATACCAACTAAAAAACAAAGGACTGCAAAAACAAAACGGTGATAACTCCGAAAGTGTAGAACAATCGGAAACTACTTTTGTGATGCGACACTACGAGCAAAAAGCGGAGTTCTTTGAAATGTTTGTAAGAAAATATTTGAAATCAAATAGAGATTTGTTTCCTGAATTTACAAGCCAACTAAATAGAGATTCAGAATTAGCGCCACAGAACGATGATAATTTTAACACTGATACAATGTTTATATGATTAGTTATTTACAAGCAGTCAACGTTATAAAGTCATTTGCGGACGATCATTTGCAAATTAATAGATTTGATTTTGAGTTTAAAGAGCAAATGCAAAATTTAGCTACCTTAAACGAAGCGTATCCGTTTTTGTATGTAGTTCCTTTAGCAAGCGATACAATCACAAACGTGAACGAATTTGAAGTTGAAATTTACTGCGTGGATAGGTTGCAAAAAGACCGTACAAATGTCAACTATGTAGTGTCAGACACTAACCAAATATTAAACGATTTGGTACTATGGTTAGAAGAGGGACAAGATGACATTGAGATAGTAGGAACGGCAACGCAAACACCTATAAACAACGATTTATTAGACTATGTAGGTGGTTGGGTTTTACGTGTGCGTTTACAAGTTGAAAAAATTGGACTTTGTGAAATTCCATTAGGGGGTGAAATGCCACCACCACCAACTTGCGAAAATGCTACTTTCCAAAATTCAGACGAATCATTTGTAACTACAATTGCAAGCGGTGATACCTATACAAGTGAAGATGTAAATATTCGTGTTTTTGACCAAAACGGAAACAATCTATCTGAAGATAAATATCCTAGTAATATTCCAGTAGATATTACAGTTGAAGTAACAAACGAAGTATACGCAGAAGCGATAAACTCACTTAATGAAGTTGTAACAACTGCAGTATTAACACCAACGAATAACCAAATCTTAGCACCCGATGCACATTTAAGAATTAAAAAGTCAGGCGGTACTGATATTGTAGAAATCGATTTGCCTTCAGGAAGTGATGAAGTACAAATTATTTCAGATAGCGTAATTACTTTAAAAGATAGTGCAAGCACAACGATAAGCACTACAAATGTACAAGCAACTGAAACGGCAAACATAACCGCCCCCGACGGATTAATTAATATTAACGGTTCAAGTGTTGGTAATGTAAAGTCAAACGGTACTCGAAACTTATTTGTAAAATTAAACGGTACAAATTCGGGAACTTACGATGGAGTGGATACTATTAATGTAACTTCAACAGATGCTTGGACACGAAATCCTGATTGGCTTCCATTAGATACAGTTGGAAATGGTACACAAAATTTTAGCGGTTTATTTGCAGTTTACGAAACACAGAAAAATGTTTGTACCATCCAAATCACCACAGGAACACGCATAATTAATTGGGGTGATGGAACTACACAAAGCGCATTAAGCAATACACTTTACACAAAAGTTTATGATTACGCCACAATTTCAAGTCCTATTTTGACAGATGATTTTGGATTCAATTACAAGATGGTTGTTGTAAATATTCCGATGACAAGCGCAACAATTTTCTATTTAGATAGAAATACAACGGCAACATTAATAAATAATGCAAGGTCGTTAAATTGGTTGGATATGGCTTTAGATTGCTCAACATTGACAGCCTTAGTGATGAGCGAACAAGCTATTCATAATAAATTACAAAGGTTATTAGTTTACAATGTCGGAACAACATTAAGTGGTGCAGCTTATTTTCAACAGTTAACAAGGCTTCGTGTCCTAAAATTTCCATTTGAAAAGTTGCAAAATACTATCCAAACTTTTACTAATTTTCTTGGTGATGTAAGGGATGAATCAAATAATCCTATAAATATTACATTGTCTGCAAATACAATAGGTTTAAATAGTATGTTTGGAAATGCTTTAGTAACTAAATTAGGTAATATTTCAGCTCCTACAAGCACAAATGCTATATCAATGTTTAGTAGTAATTCATTATTGAGACAAATAGGCAATATAAGCCTACCATTATCAACATCATTAGATAGTATGTTTTTTAATTGTTTTAATTTAGAATCGGTTGTAAATCTAACAATCTCATCAAGTTGTACAAATATATCTGCAATAGGTGCAAACTCTAGAAAGTGTAAAGGTTTCATCATTTCTAATTGTTCAGGAATCAATAATACAAATAATGCATTCCTTGGAATGGAATCAATGGAAACTTTGATATTAACGGGTTTAAGAAGAGGTTTTACGATTGATGACTGTAATATGTCAGCAACGGCAATCGATGCTTTATTCACTTCATTGGGTAATGCCGTAGGTTCTCAAACGATAAACGTCCGTAGAAATCCTGGTTCTGCAACTTGTACAACGTCAATTGCAACATCAAAAGGTTTCACAGTGGTAATCGCTTAATTTTAGAAATATGTTTTACAAATTTGAGAATAACAAGTGGGAATATGGCTATACAGTTTGCCTACCTAGTGGCGAAATTTTAACCGAAGAAAATAAGGTTAATTCTGACGGTTGGGAGTGGCACGATGAACAACCTATTGATTTTAATGTAACTAATGTTACAGAATAAAAATAAATAGTTACATTTGATGCGATGATGGAAGCGGTTAAAATATTTAAAACATACGGAGGGCTGGGAGTGGTTTCCGTTTGGTTATTCATGACGAATAGTAGAGTAGATAAATTGGAACTAGAATTGCAAGCGTGCAACGATTCTAAAATAGATATTTACAGAGAGTTAACCAAGCCGATAACAAGCAAGCACAACGAAAATAAACCGCCATTAATCGCAATATTAACGCAACCAGTAACCATAAAAAACGTAGAACATGAAGAATGTTGAAAAAATGGATTTGTTGGACCGCTTAGAAGCACCTACACCAAAAAAGAACAAAAGAATAGGTCGTATTTTTACGGCTATCGGAGTAATCGCTGGAACTATTTTAAGCGCTGGAGTTATAACAGCACCTTTTGGAGTTACAATTTTAACAGTTGTTACAGCCGTGAGCGGTGGTATTGCAGTTTTCAATGGTCAGAAAGTCGCTGAATAATGGTAGAGAAAATTAGCAAGAATGTTCACAAGATTAGTTTATCGGGTGAATACAACGAGGTTGCTTTACTTTCCGATTTACATTGGGACAATCCGAAATGCGATAGAGTGCTATTGAAAAAGCATTTGGATTACTGCCTAAAAAATGAGATTCCCGTTGTTATTACTGGGGATCTTTTTTGTTTGATGCAAGGACGTGGTGATAAACGTTCCAATAAATCTGACATATTACCTGAACACAATAATTTCAAGTATTTAGATTCAATCATTGAAACGGCTGTTGAATGGTTTACGCCTTATGTAAGCGTGTTAACTGTTATAAGTTATGGTAATCATGAAACGAGTATTATTAAGTGGCAAGAAACGGATATTTTGCAAAGGTTTGTAGATTTACTAAATATGACTACGGGCGGAAATGTGCAAGTAGGTGGTTATGGTGGTTGGATAATTTACGAGATTAAACAGCGAACAAATGTTAAAGCAAGTTTTAAGCATAAATATTTTCACGGTTCTGGCGGTGGTGGTATCGTTACCAAAGGCGCAATTAATCTAACTAGAGCGTTGGAAACTTACGAGGGGTTTGATTTGTTTAGTATGGGGCATATCCACGAAAACAGTTGCCGTAATGATTCAAGAGAAATACTTTACACTAACGCTGGTATTACAGAAATTAGACTTAAACAAATACACCATTGCATTACAGGAACGTACAAAGAAGAATATGGAGACGGTTCTAAAGGTTGGCACATTGAACGAGGCGCACCCCCAAAACCATTAGGTGGTCGTATTTTAATGCTTAGCGTAAAGCGTGAAAATGAAAAGTTAATAAAGTGTTTAGATAGTAAAGGATTTCCAATTTAATAATCATGGGAAAAGTAATTTTAGAATTTGATAGCGTTGAAGAACAAGACGAAGTAAAGACGGCACTTGACGGCTATAAATGGAAAATAGCATTTTGGGACTTAGACCAAAAGTTACGAAGCATAACGAAGTACGGCGAAAGTTTAATTCAAGACGAAGCAAGCGAAATAGAGGTTGATATTGCAATAGCTATGCGTGAGGAACTAAGAAACGTTTTAAGTAGTTACAATTTAAATTTAGATTAAATGACAAACGTAAAACAAGTAGCTGAAAGTTACATAGGACAAAAAGAAATATCAGGAAATCAAGGATTCATTGATAAGGATTTTGAAAAGAAAATGCGAGCGTGTGGATTTTATACGGGTGCACCTTGGTGTGCATTTTTCGCAAAGCTAGTTTGGAAAGAATCAGGAACGGAAAGGTTTAAATTAATCGCTGGTTCTGCACTTCAAACGATGCGTAATTTTGTTAAAGCTGAAAAGTTAGAGTTAACCGCAAAACCTAATATTGGGGCAATTGCTATTTATCGCACAATGAAAAATGGAAAAGCACAAACAACGGGACACGTGGCGGTTGTTGTTGGATTTAATGACTTAGGATTTACAACTGTTGAGGGAAATACAAATGCAAGCGGAGGACGTGAGGGTATTGAAGTAGCGTTAAAGAAACGTTCATATAAATTTTACGAGCCGAACGGTTTACAATTAATGGGATTTATTAACTATTAATTACTATCTTTGCTAAGATTTTTTTTTCATAAATTAGTTTTCGTTTAGGTAAATTAAAGCACTTCGAGAGGGGTGCTTTTTTCGTTTACCGTTTATCATTGATATTTACCGTTCATCACAATAGCTAGTTTTATTCGATTCGTTGTGTTTATCTTTGCTGAAACTTAAAAAATATAATTTATGGAAAACGGAAAACAAAGTGCATTTCCTTTAGACGGGAATCATACAGGACACCCTGATACTATTGGTCTAACAAAGCGTGAGTATTTCGCTGGTTTGGCAATGCAAGGGTTATTAGCTTGCTCAAAAATAGAATGTCTAAGTGATGATATATGTGAATCAGCAGTTGGATTAGCAGACGAACTTTTAAAACAACTAGAATTATGAACGAAAGAAAATGCGCGTTAATTATGTTCGGAGCTTATTGCTTAGTATTAATCATTTTATTTATTGTGTAATGGAAAACGGAAAGGAAACAATAAAAAGCCTAGAAGCTAAAATAAAGCCATTTGAGGAACGAATTGCTATTTTGAATGATAGGATAGCAGAACTTCAAAAAAGACTTGCTAGCGATGTTATTGTAGATATGCGATTTCAAAACGAAATTCAAGACGATAAAATCGAAATCGTAACTCACAAAAAAGAAATTCAGGAAATGGAAAGGGAAATAAAGCGTTGGAAAAGGTCTATCGCTATTTTGGAATCAAATAAATATTAAGATGAAACAAACAGCAGTAGAGTGGTTATTTGAACAACTATGGAATAGTGATAAAGATAAGTTTGTTTGGCATTCTTTATTAGAACAAGCCAAAGAATTAGAAAAGCAACAGATAATTGATGCACACGGAAACAAAAAAAAGTCTTCAAACACAACAGGTAATTATGAATATACCTATACTGGAGAAATGTATTTTAATGATAATTATTTTAAAAAATAGTATTTTATTAAAACTAAATAACTATATTTGCACAAACGAAAATTAATTAATTATGAAAAATTTGTATTTGAAGCTTGCCGAAGTTAAACGCGAAGTAGGTAAAGTTTCCAAGAATTCCAAGAATCCACATTTTAAAAACACGTATGCGGATTTAAACGCTTTAATCGATGCCGTTGAACCGATACTACTCGAGAAAGGTTTATTGATGTTACAACCTATCCAAAATGGAAACGTAAGTACAATTATAATCGACTGCGAAAGTTCAGAAACTATTGAAAGTTCAATCGCTTTGCCAGTGTTGCAAGATCCACAAAAATTAGGCAGTGCTATAACTTATTTTAGACGTTACACATTGCAAAGTTTATTGAGTTTGCAAGCTGAAGACGACGACGCAAACAAAGCAAGCAGAAAAGATACGCTTTCAGACGAAAGATTTACCAACGCATTACAAGCTATTGCAGACGGTAAAGCAACAAAAGAAAGTTTAATTAACAATTTCACATTAACCGCTAATCAATTAGCACAATTATAATAATCATGCAAGAGAATCACATTTACGACATCGATAGAGATGCAGAGGCACACGGTTGGGCAAACGCCCAGCCAAACGCTAACTTTGATTTAGTAGTAGCAAAGGAAAGTTTAGTTCCCACTGTAGAGGGATTTATCAAAACACTTAACGAGGGCGTGGATAATGGAGAATTGAAAGCCTTAGAAGTTTTCGCAGTTTACAAGAAGTTGGAAAAGATATTCGACGAAGCAAAACGCAAAGTAGAAGAAACCGCAATGGACGAAGCTAGAAGCTACGATAAAACTTTTACAATCGCTGGAGTTGAATTCACATCAAAAGAGGGTAGTAAGTTGTTAAACTATTCGGAGGATTTCCTTATTAAAGATTTGAACGAAAAACTTAAACAACGTCAAGACTTAATTAAGGTCGCTACGGCATCAAAAGAAGCGATTTACGACGCTGACGGTATAGAAGTAACTAAAGTATCTTTAAAGCCAACAAAAAGCAGTTTAAGTGTAAAATTTAAAAACAAGTAATATGAGTGCAATTATCCAAATGTCAATTGACGTAACAAAGATTGACAAATCAAAACTTAAAGACGGAAAATATTTGAATGTAAGTATTTCTGTAAATGACGAAACAAAGTACGATAACAACGTTTCAATGTGCTACAATCAAAGTAAGGAAGAACGCGAAGCTGGCGCCAAGAAAACCTACTTCGCTAACGGTAGGGTAATTTGGACTGACGGAAGCATTAAAGTAGCTGAAAAGTCTATTCAAAATGATATTCCAGCGGGTAACGTTTCGCAAGAAAAAGATCCATTACCGTTTTAATCTAAATTAATTTTATTTTTAAGTCCGCTATTCCACGAGTTTAGCGGATTTTTTATTTTATTTTCAATTATTATTTAAAAAAGTATTGTTTAATTAAAAAGTTTTAGTACATTTGCTGAAACGAAAACGAAAAAGTTATGAGAACAAAAGCAGACATTACAAGCAAATCAAAAGCGAATAGACTTCGCAGAGTTGAAAAGTACCAGTATTCTAAAACCAAAACGGCTTATCACTGGAGTGTGTATTTTGATAGAATGTGTATAGGCAACTATTACATGGATTCTAACTACAAAATGCAACACAAAATAACTTACGATTACATTTTAAACGATTAAGTTATGGCTTTCAACAATTTTAACTACGATCATGAGGGAATTACTTTTGAAGTATTCTATAAAAAAAACCGTGAAGATGAACCAGTAATCGAGCGAATCATGTTAGGCAAACACGATGTAACCGACGAGATTCAGGAAACAGACGTTTTTAGCTTCATTGACGATACGTTAACCGAGAAATGGCAAAACAACGATTTATAAATATGGGGCGGTTTAATTACTGCCCTTTAAAAAAGAAGTAAGATGAAAAAAGAAGAAATTTACGTTGTAATTGACAGCGAAGAAAAGAGATTAAGAGCGATTCAGATTTTGAGTGATGCAAAAGAGAATATTTCAACATTTGATTTATCATTTGAGTTTTCAGAAAAGCATAAGTACTTAAGACTTGATAGTAATAATCAATGGTTTATTTTTAGCTACATGTTTAGTACAGATACGGAAATAAATTTGGACCAACTAGAGCAAATATTAAACCCTATAAAAGAAGTTGGAATGTCTTTAGATGCACTTAAATTAATAGCTGAAAGTTGGGGTTTTGAGTTAGTTGAAAAGGAACGAGAAATTAAAGTAGGGGATTTCGGGAAGTTTTGGGATAATGATTGGAATGAAGTGTATGTTTATAGATTCTTTGAAAAAAAAGAAGGGAATAAATATATCGATAATTGTAGTACTCATTGGTTAAACTTCTCCCACCTAACAGACGAAGAAAAAGCAAACATTCAACAAAATTGGTAAGATGAAACTAACAATTGAAATAAATTATACCAATTCAGTTGAGCGTGTAAGACATCGACAAAAAGCGGAAGAACTTATACGGTCAGGACTTGAAAGTTATTCGTGCAAAGACTTTTCATTCGCGATTAACAAAGAAGTAAAGCAAGAATTTCCCAGTATTAAATTGGTTAGATTTGAGCAAATAAACGGGGAAAAATGTATGATAATCCCTAGTAAAATGAATTTTTAAAAATAATAATTATGATAATAGAAGAAGTAAAAGTAGGTCAAAAATGGAGTAACGTAACAAGACCGCAGATAGTAGAAGTAATATTTACAAACGTGAATAAGTACGGAGTTAAATTAGTAACGTACAATGTTATTAAACCAACATCTTACAATCCATTAACAGAGTTTACAGTTCCAGAATATAGATTTCTAAATATTTATGAAAAATAAAGAGCCACTAGATAAATACATTGAGTATTTTGATCCACGACACCACGAACAATACCGTTTCAGTTATCTGGTAACAATGAAGAAGCTAGTATTTGTTCACTTGAGAAAGCAAGGTTATTCAAAACGAGATTTGTTAAAGGTTTTCCGGTGCAATATTTCAAGCATTCGACATTTGGAAAACACCGCAAACGATTTTAAAGATAATAACGATTATTTTAAGGATAATTGGATGTGGATAATTTGCTCAAAAATAAAACCCGTTCAAGTGATGAATAATTGGAGCGAACACGGCAATCAAAAAGTAGGTTTTAAAATGGTTTTAATAAAAGATTTATGAAAGATATTGCAGAAAGAATACACTACAATGCAATAAAACACGCTTTAGATTCAGTTAATAAATTTGGATTTTATAAATGCTACAAAACAGAAGAAATAGCCAAAGACATCAAAGAATTATTTGGAGTTAATGTAAAGGTAGGAAGTGGCGTATTATTGCAAATAAAAACATTAGATAACGAAAAACAATTAACACTTTTTTAAAATGACAATACAACAAAAAGACGACTTAGCGCACATAGTAATGGCAACCATGCAACTGCAAAGCGCAATTCATACCCTAGACAAAGTAACTGGAGAGGGGAACAAGTTTAAGCAACTTAAAAAGAAAGAGTGGAATCAGTTTATCCACTACGTTCAAAAGTTCACGGCAAAGCATGAAATCGAACTTTACGATTTAACCGCCAAGTTGCCAGAGCAAAGTCAAAACTACATTGACTGCGTAAACGAGTTTGATAAAGTAGCGGAAGAAATGAAAGTAATTATACCGTGATTAGAAAATAATTTGTATATTTGTATCGTTGAGTAGACGCAACGTGTAAGGTATTTTATTTGAAAGCCCTGTAATGCGAGGATCGTCTACCCTCAATTTACGGGGCTTTTATGTTTAACTTAAATAACGGAATGTTATGGAATTTTTAGAGAAAGATTTGGAAGAAATTATTTACTTATCAGATAGGGATAAGTTAGAAGAAAGAGGCCTTAGCCTAAATGGTAAGCTTAAGAGACAATTAAGAATTGGAAATTATGGAGTTGCTGATTTAGTTGAATTTACTAGACCAATATACATAAATGATAATGTTCAATTTAAAGGGGTTATTAATATTTTAGAGCTAAAAAAAGATAAGATAGGAGTAAGTACATTTTTTCAAGCTTTAAACT